ATGTTGGAGCCGTTGCACCATGAATAAGAATCATTCCTATCCACCCACAAAGTTCTGGTATTTTATTCGTTTTAATCATAAACAATCCTTTCTTTTTGATTATGATTAATCATACCATGTTATGAGAACAAAGTCAAGTCTTTTCTTCACTTTTTTTTATAATTCGTTAATATTTGATGGAATATCATCATCTTGTAACTTTTTAACAAAATGATTTCTACTAACAAGAACCTTTCCTAACCTTGGAAAACCAGCTTTCTCAGCAAAATTAGATTTACAAAATCTATTTAACTTACTTACTAATCTAACAGAATGAACCAATTCTGATTTTTCATTTGTAGAACCTATAATAAAATCTGATTGTTCTGTACCAGAATCTTTTTCATGTTGTAGAAAAGATTTAAATATATCTGAACCTTCTATAGAATTTGTTTTACTATGTTTTCTAAATGTTTCTTCAAAAAGAAAATATGTTTGAGTAAAAACTCCAATTGTAAAACTATGGTGTTGTTCTCCTTCCCATACTTCTCTAACTAAATCGGATACATAAGAAACTTTATCATAACCAAACTTACCTACATAATCAAGTATATAATTTTCAGATGTTACATTTACTAAATCTTTACCATTTGGAAGAACTTGACCCTTGACATTGTAACCCAGTGAAATAAGAGTTTTCATTTTCTTTTCACCATCTTTATCACCAGACCTTGCTTGAGATACTAATCTATCAACTGGATTTTGGTTAGTTCTTTTGTTTGAATCAATATCATGCTTTCTTGACATAAATCTTTCCATGTCATTCTCTGTATCTCCAACATAAATAATTTTACAAGGAATTAATGCACCATATCCACACATAACAATTGTTTTAACAATACAATGATTTCCTATCAATGTAATAAATTTACCTTGAAAATAGGCAGCAACAATATACAATGAATCCCAATCCATACCACCTACTTTATCCAGATTTGACCATGCATTTGTAAAATTAATTTTATCAGTTCTATTCCACAATGGAATACCATTAATTATATCATTAGGAATTAAACCCATGAAAGTATCTGGAGAACCACTTTTAACTATCTGTTTTACTTCTTCATAAGATGCAACACCTCTAGTCATTGGTCTACCAAAGATTTCCCATTCCTTGTGCAACTTTAAAGTTTCTGGTGATTGTAAGTGATTAGAGTTTTTTTCTTTTTGTTTTGAAAAATATTCTCTAGTTAAATCTGCAATATTTAAAAGATGTTCATCTTCTTTAAATTGTTGTAGTCTTGATTTTAGATTGATTGATGTTACCGAGCTCGGTAATATAGTATTCTTCATACTCATATTTTTTCTCCTAATATTATAAGGTACTATTAAGTACCAAAATTTAAGTTTAAAAATTGTTCGGTATTAAACGAACAGTTATATTTATCTACCCCAAAATTCAATTGGTTTGACTTGTGGGGTATTTTCAAAAAGATACCAACAGCAGTTGTCTTTACCGACAGAACTACTACCTTCTATCCATTTGATTCTTCCTATACTAACAACTTTTTTAAGTAAAGTCAAGTACTTTTTTGATTGTTTTGTATGCATCCAATCTGCATCAAATAATAACCATGTTGGTTTAAAATCTGAAAAATGTTCTATCATGGGATGTAGTATCTTTCTATCCCAAGGTGGATTCGTAATAATGTATTGACATTGTGTATATCCTTGAGTGAGTGCATCAGCTTCTTTTACCCACTCACTTCTAGGTTCTACATCATATGCATATCTAATTTCACCACCATGTTTAGATAAGTGTTCTATAAGTCTACCATCACCAGCACATGGTTCTGCATATGAAAATGGTTTCTGTGGTAAATGTGGTACTAAGGGTAAAACTGCTTCATAAGGTGTTGGATAGTAATCTCTAGGTACTCTTTCAAAATCACTTCTTTTTCCCATTATCTTCCTCATAAAGAATTAATGCGATAAGAGCATAGTTAGCCATATCAACTAGAGTATCTTTAATACTTTCGTCTTTTACTTTTAGACGTTCTTTTCTTGCAAACCCCATGATACGACTAAACTTATCACTGATACGAACACAAACACCTTTCCAAGCTGGAATACCAGCGATTTCACAATGTCTGAAGTTTGCGAATACATCTTCTGTACTTGCATAGTCATGACGTTTTGCATCATGAGTTCTTTTCATTTCTTCTAATAGTTCATAAAATCTTTCACTCTGTTTCATTATACCACCTTACTAAAGTTTCTAGTTTTTTCAAATTTAACTGTGTGTCTGAATTTATCAAACAACATATCTTGTTTATGCGAAATAACAAATACATTTTCCGAATCAAAAGTATTCAAGATTTTTAGAAATGCATCCGTACCATCTGCATCTAAAGAACTATCAAATATTTCATCTAGGATTAATAGATTAGTATTTGTAGAGTTCTTCATCTTTGCAATAGCTCTCCAAGTAAAGAGTAGTGCAAGGTCAATACGCATCTTCTCACCTTCAGAGAAATTTGCATATACAAAGTCATCACGGAATCGTGACTTAATTGTCTCATTAAAGTTTTCATCAATATTAAAGTTGACAAAGAAATCCATAGATGATAGATATGTATTAATCAACTTATTCATAATAGGTAAATATTGTTTCACAATCTTAGTTTTGATACCAGTATCTTGTAATAAGTTTCGTGCAATATCATAATAGAACAATTCTTCTTTTAACTTTTTTGCACTTGATTCATAACTATACAACTTTTCTTGCAGTTTGTCAAGTTTTTTTACATCTTCTTCTGCAATTTCTTTATCTTTAATTCCTTTAATCTCAGCCTCTAGAGTTGCGTTGAACTTCTCTAGTTGAATGATTGTACTACGATACTTACCAATTTCTACTTGATTCTTTTGAATTGCAGTTGCAAGGTCTTTAAAGTCTTTTACTTTTTTGTTGACTTTATTCATTTCATCTGATAACTTGTTTAGTCCAGTTTCAAGTTCTTTAACCTCTAGAAGTTTTTCATCTATAGATTTACATTTAAACTCTTCATCAATATGTTGTTCACAAGTAGGACAATCATCATTTTCTTCAAAGAACTTAATCAGTGAAGTATTGCGATTGTGTTTATCTTTTAGAGAAAACTGAATGTCTTTTAGTTTATCTCTTTTATCAGTAACCTTGTCTTCACCACTCATCGCTTCCAGAAAGGTATCGGTGGATTGTTGAAGCTCGTTTTCTTTCTTCTTGTTCTCATGGATTTCTTCTTCATTATTTGATATAAGATTTGTCTTTTCAGAAAGAATATTATCCCTATTGTTTTTAGAATCTTCAATGTACTTCTCTTGTATCTCTATCTTACTTTTAGTAAGTTCAGTAGCATAATTACTATCTGTGATATTCGTATTTATTTCCCTTACCTTTGTTTTAAGAACAAGGTTCATTAGAGAGAATATCTTAATGTCTAGAATATCTTCAACAACTTCTCTTCTTGCTTTGGAATTTAATTGCATAAATGGTACAAATGTAGAACTACCAAGTATAACCACTTGTGTAAATGAACGATAATTAAATTTAAGAATTTGTTGTTCTAGGTGTTTCTGATAATCTTTTGCATTTGCATTTTGATTAATCATTACCTCATCAACATATATTTCAAACTTGTTAGGTTTGATACCACGAATAATTTTAACCTTTTTATTCTGTGTAGTAAACTCTACTTCTACTTCTGCTTCTCTCTGATTGATAGAGTTCAGTAGTTGTGTTTTACTAATTTGTCTGAAGGGTTTATTAAACAATACAAAACACAACGCATCTAGTATTGTAGATTTTCCAGCACCATTCTCACCCACAACAAGTGTAGATGGATTCTGGTCTAGTTGAATTTCGGTAAAGGTATTTCCAGTTGATAGGAAATTCTTCCACCTCACAGTATTAAATATAACCAAACTTATAACTCCAAGTCACAGGCTTCTAAGTATAAAGCCTTCATAGTATTTTTCAATCGTTTCTTATCTAAGTCTACATCAAGTTCATCAATGTACTTATCCAAGAGTGTGGTTGTATCTTGAGTATTTTCTGCAATATCATCAGACACATTAGATGCATCTAAATCTGAAAAGTCCTCAACAATCTTCACTTCATGAGTTTGTTCTTGTAACAACCTATCAGTAAATCTATCAAACTGATATAAGTCTTTCTTATTTACTACTACAAGTTTAACAAACTTATCTTTATATTGTGATACATCAACTTTGGTATAATCAGTATTTGTATCATCATAATATATCTTCTCAAAGATTGTATATGGGTTAACAATCCTTTCAAGGTCTTTTGTTACAGTATCATAGATATGGAATCCTTTAGGACAATTATCATCACTCCAAGTCATTTGATATGTATTACCAAGATAATAGATATGTCCATCATCAGACTTTTTATGAAAGTGTCCAGAGAATACAGTATCAAACTTTTTGAAGATTTCTTTTGGATATCCGTTCTCAGAGAAGTGACCTTTATGCATTTCAAAACCATTTATCTCTAAGTGACCCATACAAGTATCTGCACTAGTAGCTTGAATACCCTTCATGGTTGATGCATAATTTTCTGCATTAATCCAAGGACAAAAGAATATTGGTGTGTTACCAAAATTTACTGTACAGTTTTCTTCATAGAATTTAATATTCTTATGTTTATCCCCAATCAATTCTGCAAGAGAATTAACTTCATTTGTATTCTTATAATATGTGTCGTGATTACCTATAAGAATATGTGTATCAATATTTCTATCTATAATTGGTTGGAGGAATCGTCTGCGAAAATCATTTGCAATCTTATATGAAACAAACTTACGTCTGTCCATAGTATCACCCAAATGAATGATAGTGTCAATACCTCTTTTATCAATGTATGGAAAAAATATATCTTCCCAAAACTTATAAAAGAATTCATTGAAAGGTAGGCTATCATTTCTCGCACCGAAGTGAGTATCAGTTATCAGTGCTATTTTCATTTATATCACCTTCTTCAGTAGTATCTTCATCATAAAATAATTCTAATCCTTTTGGTTTATCTTTTTTCTTCTTGGGTTTATAAACATCTTCATCTGGTAAATAGTTCTTTTGAAGATACTCTGTATATGGATTGTTAGATACTTCTCCATTAACTTCTTGAGTGAGAAACATATCAACATTCATATTTTCAATAATCTTGTTTTTTACATGAGATTGTTTTTTCTCTTTCTGTATTCGTCTAAGAAATGCATAGTATATTATTTGTGTAAAATATGCAAATGGATTATTAGATTTCTCTGGATTAAAATTGTGTACATATTGTAGACAGTTCTCAATACCATCACTAATCATTTCTTCACGATAAGTATAATTGATAAAATTAGGACGATAGGATAAATGGTTTGCAATCTTTAAAAAACACTCACCAATATAATTGGTAATTGGTGGATTTGATTCACCTTTGTCTTTTGCAATTGCACAACGCTCATTCCATTCTATCATCGCCTGTAGAAACTCTTTATTGTTTACATAATGTGGTTTTGTTTTTTTCGTCACGACTCCATATCCTTGTTAGATTTATACATAATATACCAGATGTTGTAATTAAAGTCAAGTCATAAATTAATTTAATTATTTTTCAAAAAAGACTTGACTTTGACTTGACAATAGGGTATATTCCTCTATGTAGGGTTTGAAGATAATGCTTTAATGTATGGTTTTGTTTGGGTAATCATCATCATATTCATCAAATAGTTCTTCTTGTAATTCATCTTCAATTTGTTGTAATTGTTCATCTGTGGGTTCTTTGGATGCAAGGTGAGCAGATTTGCCTTCCTTCATTCGTAGAATACAGTAGTCATAAAACTTCCCAATACCAATAGATGCAGTTGATACTGCAACAATGTTACTTTTAATTATTTCACAATTACCATTTTCACTGAAGGCACTCCAACGAGATAGAGCCATAGACTCTTCAATACCTTGTTTAGACACTCTAGGGTATGTGTGTATTTTTAGAGGGTGATGTGCAGTGACAACACTATTATCTTTTACTGCACTCAAAGTAGTAATAATCTCATCTCCGTTTGTAAGTTTTAAAATTTTAATATCCATATTTTAACTTTCTATCGGTAAATTCTTGATTTCATAATCAAACTCTTCTTCATTGTATATATTTATTCGTTCCATAAAGTGTCTTAATGTAAAGTTTTGTTTTGTTTTCCAAGTAAAATCATCTGCAATATCTAGAAGGGTAGCTCCATCTTTATTCTTATTTGTTCGCAACCCCCTTCCAATAGATTGCAAGACTCTAATCCTACTTTTGGATGGGGAAGAGAACACGACATTGTGGAGATTACGAATATTAATACCAGTAGAGAACGTACCGTAAGATGCGACAATAATTGCATTATCTTGAGTCTCTGTAATTTCACGAATATGTTCTCTTGTTAATGTATCTGTTCCACCCCATATGTAGAACACTTTTCTTTCAGCATCTACACTATTTATGAACATATCGTGTAAGACTGAACCATGTTTTTCTACGAATTGGAATAGTACCAGTGTATTACCTTTTAAGTGTTTTGTCAAGTTAACAATGAACTTATTCCTTCTTTCATCACGAACTATTAAATCCACCTCTTCTTGATAGTCTTTACCCTTCATAAACTTTTTATCTGCATCTGGGTATTGTAATACTATACACTTAATATTTAATTTTGCAAGTGTTTTCTTTTCCATTAACTCTTTTGTTGATGTTACCTTATTGACAGAACCAAACAAACCCTCTAATACTAATCTGTGTGTTTGCATACCATCTAATGTTCCAGTAAAGCCATGACGATACTGGGTCTGGTGCATTTTATTCATTATATTTGTAAGTGATTTTGCTTTGAATTGGTGTACTTCATCCCCAAGAATACAACCAAATTGTTCAAAGTATTTTCTAGGCATTTTATACAAAGACTGCCATGTGGATATGGTTACTTCTTTTGTAATCTCTCTAGAATAATTACCTTCCATTTTCTCT